GGTGTGTAGTGATTAGACCATCTACATACCCTTTAGTACTGGAATCAGCAGCTGCTGTAGGTGTACCCAAACTAACAATTTTCTGGTTGCCCATATTAAGTTGGCCAGCCAGCGTACCACCTAAAGTACTTAATGCGTTGTTATCAGTTTCTTGTGAAACATATAAGATTTGGTCAAAGTTTGCATTCAGATCTTCTGCTTTAATAGCTGATCCGGCAAAGAATGTTGCGGCGGTATCATCGTTTGCTGTATCTCGAAAGATAATGATGCTAACACCATTTGCCGGAGCAGTGGTGAAAGCAACTGTTGTTGCGTTTGCTAATGTAAATGCTGTTGTAGTAGTGCCATTTAGAGAGGCTTTAACGTCCTCTTGGCTGATATATTCAAATGTAAATGAATAGTTCGTTGTTGAACCATTCCCTGTGTATAGATTTTGTGTAGTTGCCATTAGTAACGAGTAGTTGGGATAATTCCTTGGGCGGCATTACGGTCATTGATTTGTTTGATCAGAATACGTTGCTGGATACCATTCTTCATTTCTGAATCTAATGCTTCATACGCAAGATCTTCAGCTAGTTTCTGTGAATCACGTAGCATTGTATGAATCTGATCATACTTACCAATAGGTAGTTTTTCAGAACTGGTGAAATTAGGAGCACGACGTGCTTCCTTTAGTTCTTTAATTGTATTTCTAGCATCAGCTATTTTACTAATTCTACTGATTTCTTTTCTTAAAACTTGTTGTTCACCCATCTTTTTATATAATGCAGCACGTTCTGTATTGTTAAGGTCTACACCATCACGTGTTCTAAATGCAGAAGATACATCATATTCAATATCTACTAAGAACTTTTCTTCTTTAGTCATACCAGGATGAATCTTTAGTGGAGACATCTGGTTATAAATACGATGGAATACATTATATTGATTAGGGATCTCCCCAGTGATTGGATTAGTAATAGTAGGTAGTCTATTGGTATCATCAAATGCACCAAAGTACTTATTACGATTACCTAGATGACTTATAAGATCATTATTAAGTTCTTTTAAACCACCATCAAGTATCTTACCAAAGGTGTTACGTGCACCAGATAACGGACCAAGAGAATCTAACTGTCCTGCAGCAAACCGTGTAGCTTGTGCTTGGTTACCACCTAATACTTCTACCATAGAACGCATAGCAGACATACCAGCAGCATCAGTTAAAGAAGCAGCTAATATAAATGATGCCTTTTCAAAGAGATGTTCTACAGCAGTCTCACCTAACATGTCAAAGTTATCGCCAACATTAGCAACAAAAGCAACCCAATTACTTAAACCAGGACCAAGTAGTTCTTCATACTCAAATCTAAGCCCATTTAGACCTTCCATTGTACGGGCTTTCCAATTACTATTCTTCTGACGTGCTCTATTAAGTTGACGATCCATAGAACCATCACCTGTCATACTGAACAATCCATCTCCAAATAGTTTATCTTTAAATAAAGCAGCAACTGCTACGCTAGTAACAAAAGTACCAACAGCTTTTCTACCTAATGTTCTATTTTTTAGATCAATAATAGTATTAAGCTTAGCAGTAGGATCCATACGTTGAATTGGATGACCACGTTTTGTAAGAAGTTTATCTACTAACTCTGGATTAGACATCAAGTCTTTTACTGAAGTAAATGCTAGATCATTAACATCTTCTTGAAATGATTTAAATGGAAGAGGGAGATAATCATCAGCTACTCTAACCATGTTCATCATTGACCTAGGAAAAGTAAAGAACATCTGCACAGCAGGTATCATTTTTACTAATCCATCAACTTCTTTAACTAACTTGGTATCTAAATTTAATGCAATATCTGCTGTATTATATTTAACAGCTTCATCAGTAAGAATACCATTCCTATCAAACATGCTATTGTATTCTTCAGTAGCTAGTTCTTTGATACGAGCTGGTGTAGCAGCCTCACCTAAACGATCTAGTTCATCCATAGCACGGAAACGTGCCTGAGCATTAGCTATAGTAGCACCAGTCCAACCATCAAACCCAGTCATTAGATTAGGAGTTAATCTAAAGATAGGATCCTCAGCCATTGCAATGCCTTCTTCATAAAGTTCAACCAAGAATTTAAATCCATGGTTACCACGTTCTGCTTCAGCTTCTGCAATATAACGGAATTGTGCTAGCTTTTCTTCTTTCTGAATGATTAAATCAAGACGTGTTTGACTTGCTACAGAGTTAGGATTTTGTGATGCTTTTGTAAACATCTTACCAGCATATGCTAATGATTTCTTTTGTGTATCAATAATAGAACCGTAAGCCAGTAAACCACGTTGAACTGCTTTCATATCTTGTCGTGCTAATGCACCAGCAAAATAAGTAACTGGTTCAGCTACAAGACCACTTATGTTACCATATAAAGCTTTAGCAGCAGTTACAGGACTAGATAGTTTTGAATTAAAGTAATTAGCTCTTACAGCTTGTACGAGAATATTAGGTGATTCTGGATTATTATCAAAAAGAACTCTTGTCTTTGTAAATGCATTGAGGATTTCCTCATTCATTTTAGCAAGAGTATTAATTTCACCATCACTAATTTCATATAGTTCTAGGAATGAATCAAGAATATCAGGTCTATTTTCTTGTAAGTACTGCCAATTTGCTGTGAAGTCATCACTTTGTTTTTGGATGGTTTGTAATGCTTGAGGATAAGCTTCTTTAATACTTTCAGCAATTTCATCAGATGACTTGCCAAAATTCTTTAATCTTTCTGCAACAGTTAACAACCCTTTCTTTTGAGTAGCATAGTACCTAGTAGAACCTACTAATTGCTGTAAGAAATTAATATTATCAAGAAGTTTTTCCTGTGCATTTTCAACAGAAAGTGAGCCTTTATTAATACGAATACCTTCTGATAAATCAGCAATCTGTCCAGCAATAGAAGTAGCAGTATAAGCTTGTGCTTTTGCTATATCCATACCAGAATAATTTTTTACCATTGTATTAATAGAACCTAAAGCATCAGTATAACCTGTTGCAGAAAGTACTTCAGCACCGAACTCATTTGTTGTAATTACTGGATCAAGAATCCGTCTAATCTCATCAATACCAACAGTAGGGTCAAATAATTCTAAAACAAGATTCTCACCTTGAGCTTGAATCTCATCAAAACTAATTGCCCAATCAGCAGCATCCATCCTATAACGATCAGCATCCTTTAGTTGCTTAGCAAGACCAATAGTAATCTCTTCTACACCACCAGGTGTCTCAGTACCAAACTTAAGAGCAGGTTCACTAATAAAATTACCTAGACGACCATATACTGTACCTTTATTAGATGCAATACGTGCTGCATCAACACTAGCACCAACAATACCAAAGTCATCTACTGAACGCATACCTGTTTCATTCCAGTCGTACAAATCATGTACGCCTTTCATTGCTACATTACCTTCAGGATTCTTAGACATATTATAGTATCCAAGTTCATCTAGGTCAGCTTCTTGCTTACGTGCATAGTTAGTAAGCTCTTCAGTAAGGTCATTACTTTTAGGAGCTGGTCTCATATCAGCAAGAGCTTTAATTGCTTGATCTGACTCTCCAACAATTGTAGGTGGTGCTTTGAATAGACCAGCTACTTCATCTAAGGAACCCTTTAGTTTACCAGCAAAGCCTACAAAAGGAATAAGAAAACCAAGTGCTAGATCTTCATTAATATTCTTCTGACGTTTTTCATCTGTGCTTTCACCCTCAAGTGTTGCCCAGCTATCAGGAATAAAATCCCATTGAGGTGGTAGGGATTGTTTGATCATCCCCATAAAATTATCTTCTGTATACTGATCACTAACAGCACCAACAGCAACACTAGCACCAGCTTCGATGCCACGTTGAGACATGAACTTTACAAAGGCTGATTTACCAAGTGGGTTATTAACCACAGCTTGTGCTCTAGCGCCTGCAGCAAGACCAGCACCTTGTAGTAAGATTGTAGGTGCGACAACAGAAGAAATATTTCTCACTGTTTGAGCTACATTGTCTTCATATTTAGTGATCTTAGGGATACCACCTGTACCACCATATTGTGCATCTTGTTCTGCACTAACACCTGTTAATGCATTAAAAGTTTCTACACCGAAATCAAGTAAACCAGTACCAACTGCTGTTAAACGGTCACGTACTTGATTAGTACTTTCTCCTAATGGTTGGCCTAAATAAGTTAAACCTTGTCCTATTCCTTGGTCTGTTTCTTCTTCACTCGTAAGTGAAGGTTGTGGATCCTGTTGTTGTAGCGGTTCTCCTCCCGTAGGAGGTTGCATGGATTGTTCAGTGTCCGCCAATTCTTGCTCTTGAGCAGCGTCCAATCTCTGTTGAATTTCTTCAATTTGTTCGTTAGAGAGTGTTGCTTGACGTTCTTGTTCATCCAGTACAAAATCTGCGCCTAAACCAGGATCTTGTGTAGGATCGTTCATAGTTTGTTAAAAGTTTAATACATAAAATTTATTGGTTTCTTAGATAATTATTCAAGAACCAATCTCTAGCTTCAGGGTAAGGTGTGTTAGTACCTGGATAGTACCAATCAATAGAAATGTGTGCAGCTGTAGTTGAACCCGACCGTCCTTGCGTACCTAAGAAAGCACCAGCAGGTAGTGCTTGTCCAACTGATAGATTTGCTACATTGTCAAAATGAGCCACCCGGCCGTCAGCTACAATTCCATTTCCAAAATCTGTTTCTATATCAACATACTTTCCATAACCACGTTGGCCGTTTGGATTGCTTTCTAAATTAGTTTCCCAATTACTATCACGGTCAATTGCAACTACTTTTGATTTAAATGGGAAGTAAAATTTTGCTCCTCTTTGTCCATTATTAATAACAAAATCAGATCCAGGTTCACCTGAAGCATCATTTGCAGAAGTAATTATAATCCCTGTATTGTTCCCAACATTTGTAGATGTCCGCCTATTTAAATCTAACGGACCTTGACCAGGAGTGGAAAATTGTTGAGCATGATTAGCAAAGCCCTGCCTCCTTTGACTTGGATAAAGAGAGTTCATTAATTTTGCATCAGAAGGACTTGCTTCATCAATAGCCTTAGTTACAATGTTAGGTTGAATTAAAGGTGTGTTTTCACCGAAGGCGAGATTATTTGCTTTAATTTGTTCATTAGCTATTTCACTAGGTGCGTTTTCATTTTTTGCTGCAGCATACAGAATTAAAGGTGGATACCTAAAATTGTTTGAAGTCTGCGCTTGTTGTGAAAGAGTTGCAAGTTCAGATGGTTTGGCTAACAAACTTGGTGTACTAGCAATTTCTCCTATACTTTGACCTGCAGCAAATTTCTTATCAACAAGAGTTTTTAATTGATGATAATCTTTAGTATCTGGAAATAAATTAGGAAAAACTACATTATTACCAGTAGCATCAGGCTTAGAATAAAACCTACCTGTTGGGTCAGTTTTATCTTCAGCTCTTTCATCCGTTAATGCTTGATTAGTTTCTGCTATTTGTGCTGCAATTGTTGTAGGATCTTGTGAACTACCAAACCCTTTATCCTTCCAAATCTGCATCCACCTTGCTTTAAAAGCAGCACCAAGTAGTACAGCATCAGGTGTAGAGCCTCCATCTAGACCTAGTTTATACTCTTTTTTAGCAGCACCATCTAACGAAGACAGTGTTTTTTTACCCAAATCTCCACCAAATTTTCTTAATTGTGCTGCTTCATTTAATGCTTTTAATGCAGTTTGATGTGTACCCTTTGCCCGGTTAATACGCTCTTCAGGAACTTCAGCACCAGATCTTGTGTAACGCTCTAGTTCGTCTTCATTAAATCCTGTACTAACATTTGCTATTTCTTGCCTTAAGTATGTAGGTACAGGTTCACCTACAGAAGCA